CAGTTGTTCTTGATCGTCTTGTGCAACGGCATCCCAGTCACGGGACGGGGCATTCCGTTGACGATCTTCGCCTCTTTGGTTGGCTCGGCTTTCGTGAAAGCCTTGAGCTCCACTTCAGTGTCGTCCCACTCTCGCATGACTAGCTCTGCGAAACCTTCCTTGGTGTAGGCTTTGAGCACCTGCTCGATGGAGGTGTGACCTGCCGACTGATACGGGTGTCCCGGGCTCTTCGCCGATTTGATCGCGCTCGAGTCGATTACCCGCACAGCCGCAGCCGCACTCTTCCAGTCGAGGTCGGGCTCATAGGCGTTCTCGGCCATCATCTCTGTGATGATCCGGATCGCTTTCGTGATCTCTGTCGGGGTGGGTGGCACTCTGATTGACTGAACCCGGGTGTTGTAGAGCTGGAGGTGCTTGACGATCGACGCCCGCTCAGACTCCGCCGTGATGACGGGGTACTGGTACTTCTTTGCGTCGAAGCCCAGTCCCGCCAGCACAGGGCCCTTGCGGTCGAGGTATGCCGCTACCTCCGGCACATCAGCCGGGGAGTGGTTGCAATGCACGCGCTGCTTACCAGGCAGGCGCACAACTCCGGGGATGTCAGGTTCCGGAGCTTCTTCCTTGGCAGGTTCTTTGGCTCGAACCTCCACAGCCTCAGTCTGGGCCGGGGCCGGCATGACAGCCGGCTGTAACGCGGGCGCTGGGAAGTCAGCGCTCTCCGCGAACTGCATCATCTGGCGATAGGCACGGTCTGAGAGAGGCGTGGTCTCCGGGTCTAGCAAAGTCTCGACGTCCTCGAACGCCGGGTTTCCTGACCGGTAGCCCTTCATCAACTCAATGACCTGCTCACGCGTCCAACCTAGGTCGACGCGCCCCGAGTTGTCGTAGAACCCATAGAGTGCCCCAGCCAAGAGCTCACGCACCTTGTGCGCGCGCCCCTTGAACTTGAACTCCGGCTTCACGTCCTCACGATCTGGCTGGTTGGACTCCGGCTCGTCGCGCAACAACATGAGAATGACCTCAATGCGCAGAGCGACGTTCTTGTCGCCCTGCCCAGAGAGATGCATGCCAACCACGCTGCTACCCGAGTAGAGAGGAGAGCCCGAAAACCCTTTCTGAGTCGAGGCTGAGTGCCAGAGCTCCTCCGCGCCGGAACCGGTGAGAGTCTTCCCAGAGCTAGTCATGAAAAGGTTCCCCACGAAACCGACGGCAGATACCGTTTGCCCGTAGCACGAGTCTTTCTTGGTCGACGACACTCCAATCTGGAGCTTCGCCCACTCCCGCTTACTGAGCTTCTTGACGAAGACATCGTAGTCGGTTTGGATGGCGCTTTGGTCGAGTGCAAAATCGTCCTTGTCCATCTCGATAACGCTGCCGAGGTCAACAGCATACAACTGCTTCTTGGAGTTCTTCACCCCGGAAAGGAAAACCCGCACTACACCAGCACCGACGCCATTAGCGACGTGCGCAGCGGTCACGAGGTAATCACCAACTCGGAAGAAGACACCCACGATACAGAGTTCACTGCGCTCATCGGCGACGAGGATAGCTCCAACACTTCTGTTGGCGCTAGGATACAGCGTGCTGCCTGGCAACGCCATCTCGTCCTCGTTGTAGGCCGTCTTGTCGCAGTCCGCCAAAATGTGTAGGACTCCGTCGACGACGACCTCGTGC